ACATGAGGGATAAGCACCCTAGATATAAGAGCTTATTAAAGCAGCTTCAGTCTATTGAGTCTAAGTGGGATAAAGAAGGGAAGCATATGTAATGGCTAGTTCAGTTTCTGAAATGAAAAAAAAGCTCTTACTTGTTGAAAGGCAATTTAGCAAGGGATACGGAGTTTACTCATTAGACCCAGACAAGAAAGGCCAGTACTCTGCTTTTCTTCGCAAGTATAATTTAAAGCCTACGATGGAGGCCGTTAATCGTATTGGCTCTGTTAAAGATTCTTTGAGCGAAGATTCCTCAAGGCAAGAAATGCAAGCGGCGCAAGGCTTAATAGAAAAGTGGCACTCTCCCTTAAAGTCTGTTGATAAGTTAAGGGAAAAGAAGCCTATGAAAAAAGCTAGTTTGTTAAGGAAATAAACATGGCTGTTAATGCTGCTAATAATTATACCAAGCCTAAAATGCGGAAGTCTTTGTTCAACAGAATAAAGGCTGCAAATGTTCAAGGAACTGCTGCTGGCAAGTGGTCGGCAAGGAAAGCGCAACTTTTAGCAAAGCGGTACAAGGCCGCTGGTGGAGGATATACATAATGGCCCGTAAGACAAAAGTTATTCGCAACACTAATGCAAAGAATCGTGTGACTGTTTCTAGCTTAAAAAAAGAGCGCGATAAGTTAGACGTTAATATAGCGGATGAAATGATGTTTCAGGAGCTTAATCCTGAAGATCATCCTATTAGCTTTGAGCCTAGTGCAGCGGAAAAGAAAGCATCAGAAAAAAAAGAAAAGAACATGCGAGTTAGGCTTAAAGCAATTAATCGTATGATTTCAAAAATGTCTGGTAAAAGCGGCGGTGCTGGTGGCAGAATGATGATGCCTCAAGAATATTCTAAGCGTACCTTGTACAAACCTAAGACCAACTAATGAAGGCTCCGCAGAAATCATTATTAAGTTGGGGCAAGCAGAAGTGGCGCACTAAGTCTGGCAAGAAGTCTAGTGATACTGGTGAGCGCTACTTACCTTCTAAGGCTATCGCTGCTCTTAGTGATTCTGAATATGCAGCTACAACCGCAGCTAAACGAAAGGGTAAGGCAGCAGGTAAGCAGCATGTGGCTCAACCGAAAGCTATTGCCAGCAAAGTAAGGCAGTACAGAACATGAGTTTTACTTCTACGCTAAAGCCAGAAGAGATTAGTATGCTGCGTAAGATAGTACGCAAGGTTCACTTTGCTCATGTAGTTGATAAGCTGGGCGAATCATTTGTTGATGATTATAAATGCGATCAGCTTATAGACAGCATTGCGCCTGAGGTTGTGGAAAACATGATTCGTTTTGGAGTCAACAAGGGGCTTAGATGACTGACTTTAAGTACAAACCAGATGGTGACGTACTCAAGGCTTTTATGAAAGACGATACTTTCTTTCGTGGCGTAAGAGGCCCAGTTGGTTCTGGTAAATCTGTTGGTTGCTGTGTTGAAGTATTTCGCCGCGCGCTTTCTCAAAAGAAATCAGAGGGCGGTATACGCAAAAGCCGTTGGGCTATTATTCGTAATACCAATCCACAGCTAAGAACTACCACTATTAAGACTTGGCTTGATTGGTTTCCCGAAAGCGACTGGGGTAGATTTACTTGGTCTGTTCCGTACACTCACCGCATTAAAAAAGGAGACATAGACCTTGAGGTTATTTTCCTTGCACTTGATAGGCCAGAAGATGTTAAGAAACTCTTATCTTTGGAACTTACTGGCATCTGGATTAACGAGGCCCGAGAGATTCCTAAAAGTATTATTGATGCCTGTACGATGCGTGTTGGGCGGTTTCCTTCTATGCGTGATGGTGGCCCTAGTTGGACTGGCGTTATTGCCGATACCAACGCCCCTGAAGAAGATCATTGGTGGCCCATTATGGCTGGAGAGGTTCCAATCCCAGATCATATACCGCGTGAGCAAGCTAAGATGCTGGTTAAACCAGACAACTGGTCTTTCTATACGCAGCCCTCTGGGATGGTGGCGCAGAAGAATGAAGAAGGTGAAGTAGAAAGTTACGTTCCAAACGCTAAGGCTGAGAACACAAAGCATATGTTGAAGTCTTATTACCCTAATTTAATTCAAGGTAAGACAAAAAGTTGGATAGATGTTTATGTAATGAACCAGCTTGGAACCATTCAAGATGGCAAACCTATATACCCAATGTTCGCATCAGACACGCATGTTGCAAAAGAAGAAATCGCCATTGCCGCTTCGTTGCCCCTTTATGTCGGCTTAGACTTTGGCCTAACCCCCGCCGCCGTGCTAGGGCAAAAGGTAAGGGGAAGATGGCTAATCCAAGCTGAAGTCGTTGCATTCGATATGGGCATTGTAAGATTTGCCGAGGTACTGCGACAGGAAATAGCCACAAGGTTTTCAGAATGTTCTGATGTGTATATCTATGGCGATCCAGCGGGAGACTTTAGAGCGCAGACTGATGAATCGACTCCTTTTCATATTCTGCGCGGTGCTGGCTTGAAGGCGTTTCCAGCGCCCTCCAACTCTGTTGACCTACGTCTTGAATCAGTCTCCTCCCAGCTGAACAAGATGACCGAAGGTAAGCCAGCATTTTTAATTGATAGGCGCTGCCCACAGCTTATTAAGGGCTTTGAAGGTGGCTATCAGTATAAGCGAATGGAAGTGTCTGGTGAAAGATATGCTGACAAACCAGATAAAAACATGTATTCGCATATTCATGATGCGCTTCAATACCTCTTGTTAGGTGCTGGCGAAGGACGAGCCTTGATGAATAATCAGAAACCGTCTAAGCCTGTAGTAGCTAAAAGAAACTTTGATGTGTTTAACAAAGGCCCACGCGCACGCAGATCCGCTGGCGTTTGGTCTAGAATGTAGGGGATAGCTATGTGTTTTCCAAGTGGGCCTTCTGGGGAAGAAAAGCAAGCAGCAGCAGATCAAAGGGTTGCAGCAGAGATTGCTAAGCGCGAAGAAATAGAAAAACGAGCAGAAAGTAAACGCGAAGATATTAGCGAAGCTTTATCTGCAAAAACGCAACAGGGCGGTATGCGCGGTGGTAGCGGTCGCAGATCTTTGTTTCGCGCTGGTGGCGCTGGATTCTTAGGGCGGTTTAACTCATGAATACATTGGCAGAGCAAAAACTAAAGAAGTACCAGAAGGCAAAAGCCTTTCGGGAAAACTGGGTTCCTCTCTTTGAGGAGTGTTATGAATACGCTCTGCCTCAACGTGAGTCGTTTTATTATGAAGAGGCTGGACAGCGCAGAGATGAAAAGATCTTTGATGAAACGGCAGTAGTTGGTGTTCAAGAGTTTGCTAGCAGATTGCAGTCTGGCATTGTGCCTAACTTTGCTAGATGGGCTGATCTTGTGTCTGGCAGCGAAGTGCCAAAAGATCAGCGCGAAGCAATTGATAACGAGCTAGATGAAGTTACTGAATATGTATTCGAGGTATTGCAGAACTCTAATTTCAGTCAAGAAGTTCATGAATCCTTTATGGACTTGGCTGTTGGTACTGGTGTCTTGTGCGTTGAAGAGGGGGATTCAATCAATCCAGTAAACTTTACAGCAATACCCCTTCCACATGTCGTACTTGATACTGGGCCAGACGATAAGATTGACCATGTATTTAGAGAGCGCAAAAAGATTCCCTTTGATGAACTACGGATTCTTTTTCCTGATGGTAAGTTTGATCCAAAAGTTGAGCAGCAAATGGGCAAGGACAGAGAAACTACTGTTCTTGAACTTGTATGCCGCGACTACAGTAAGCGAAACGAAGAAGCTTACTATCACTATGCATTCTGCATGAGTACCAAAACAACGCTATACGAAAAACAAATGAAGGGCGTAGGGTCTAATCCTTTTATTTGTTTTAGATGGTCTAAGTGTTCTGGTGAAGTGTATGGTCGTGGGCCTATTCTTAATGCTTTATCTGCCATTAAGACCACCAACTTAACCATTGAGCTTATTCTTGAGAATGCTCAGATGTCTATCTCTGGTATATATCAGATGGAAGATGATGGTGTAGTTAATGTTGATACGATTAATTTAGTCCCAGGGACTATTATACCAAAGGCTATGGGTTCTGCTGGGCTTCAGCCTATACAAGCAGCGGGTCGTTTTGATGTAGCGCAGCTTGTTCTTAATGATATGCGCCTTAATATTCGCAAGGCTTTGTTTATGGATATGCTTGCCGATCCTAACAAAACTCCTGCGACTGCGACTGAGGTTGCTGAAAGAATGGCTGACTTATCCAGAAGGATGGGTTCTTCATTTGGCAGATTGCAAGCAGAACTCGTGCAGCCCGTACTTCAGCGTGTAATTTACATCCTAAAGAAGCAGGGCCGCATAGAAGTACCTACAGTAAATGGTAGGGAAGTTAAAGTGCGTTCTGTATCTCCGCTTGCTCAAGCGCAAGCAAATGAGGACATTTCAAGTGTTGCACGTTTCTTAGAGCTTGTTGGTGGAGCTTTTGGCCCTGAGATGATGCAGATGTTAATTGACTCAGAGAAGACTGCTATATTCTTATCTAAAAAGTTTGGTGTACCAGAGAGCTTGATTCGTGATGAAGAACAGCGTAGACAAATAGCTGCGGTTGCGCAGCAAATGGCTCAACAGCAAATGGCTCAACAGCAACAAGGAATGCAAGTTGGCGACGAAGGCTAATATTGGCATAGACGGAATACAGCGTCACATAGATAGAGACGTTGAAATAAGCAAGAACATAGCTCAGATATTTAACAGCCCTACTGGAAAGGCTGTGCTTCAATATCTCAGGTCTGTAACTATTGAGATGGTTAATGGGCCTAACGTATCTACAGAAGAGCTAAGGCATATAGAGGGGCAGCGATATATTGTTGGCCTTCTTGAGCAGCGCATATCACATGCACATAGGAGTAAAGACAAATGAATGATGAAGCAGCAATTGAAGCGGCAGAAGCGGATGGCCGTGACTTTGTAACCCAAGAGGATGTAGATCAGGCGGCTGCGCCTGACCGTCCAGAGTGGTTGCCTGAGAAATATAAAACAGGTGAAGATCTAGCAAAGGCGTATAAGGAACTTGAATCTAAGCTTGGCGGCAAGGATGAGGAAATACGAGAGGCTTTGCTTGAAGAAATAAAAACAGAAGCTTTTGCTGATAGACCAGAAACTGCTGGTGATTATCAACTCCCAGATATTGTTGACGATGATCTTGCTGTTGACAATGATCTTTTGCAATGGTGGTCTGAGCATTCTTTTGAAAATGGCTATGGTCAGGAAGAGTTTCAAAAGGGCATAGAGATGTATGCTCAGGCAATTAATGGAAGCCAGCCAGATATAGAAGCTGAGTCAGCAAAGCTTGGTGATAATGCTAGCACAAGAATTGAAGCTGCGTCTATGTTTGCTAATAAGTTTTTTCCAGAAGATGCACTGCCAGCTATTGAGCGTATGTGCGAATCTCACGAAGGCATTATAGCTTTAGAAACCATTATGGAAAAAATGAAAGATGGTAATTTTGCTGGGAATACTAGCCCATCTCCCTCTCTTACGGAAACTGGATTAAAGGAATTAATGAAAGACCCAAGGTATTGGGAGCCTAAGAGTAGAGATCCAAACTATATAAAGCAGATAGACGATGGCTGGCAACGACTTCACAGAAGTTAAGATTATAAAAAGGGGGAGTTATTATTTGACTCCCCTTAGATCTTTTCACATTGATGAGCTTGAAAGAGTTCTTTCAAAAGAAAATCGCAGAGAAATAAAATTACTTGGATACTGCGATGTAAGGACTGCACTAGAAGTAATGAGCAAAACATCTGAGGCTTATGTCTGTCGTAAAGATGGGGGTGAGCTTTTGTTTGTTGGCGGTCTTTGGTTCTGCGAAGATCAGGACTGGCCTCAAATGTTTGCTATGTTCTCTAGTAAAATAAGGGAAAACTTTACTATGCTAGCGCGTGGATCAAAAATGCTAGTAGAGTTTTTTGATCAAAGCCAATCGCATATGTCTATGACAATTCTTGCTGATTATGAAGGCATGGTAAGCTGGGCAACGTGGCTAGGCTTTGATCCTGTTGGTGTGTCTACTCAGAACGGAAATAAGTATGTTGAATTTGTTCGTTGCAATTTAGATCAAAATTGTGTTTATGATGAACCACGACAGCCCGTAATACATTGAGAGGCCCGTAAGGATACCCTCGCTGAGATAGAAAAGCGGATACCTGTGATTAACTGAAACTTCTAATAGGACTGTAAAAATGGCTAATACTATTGATCAAGCCTTTATCAAGCAGTTTGAAACTGAAGTACATATGGCGTATCAGCGTATGGGTTCCAAGTTACGGAACACTGTGCGTACGACAAATGTCACAGGTTCAACTGCTCGTTTTCAAGTAATT